AGCTGGTTTTACGACTTGTGGTGTTATGTGGCGGAAGATCCAACGGAATTATGGGCGCGATGGAGCTATACAACGATTGACGGTGGGAATGTTAGTGCGAAGGAAGTAGAGGCTGCCCGCGCTCAGCTTGATTCTCGAACGTTTCGACAAGAATTTGAGGCGAGCTTCGAGAATTTAACTGGTTTGGTTGCAGTTAGCTTTTCGGACGCCAACATTTCGGAGAAAGCGCGGGATATTGCGATTCAGCCGTTGTTATTGGGAGTTGATTTTAACGTGGATCCAATGAGCGGAATTGTGGCAGTAAAGGATGGCCACAATCTTTATGTATTTGACGAGATCATGTTGACGGGTGGAGCAACGACATGGGATTTTGCGGAGGAGGTTACACGTCGATACGGTGTGGAGCGAAGGATTATTGCGTGTCCAGACCCTACGGGCGGGGCAAGGAAGACACAGGGTGTGGGGGTAACGGACCATGCAATTTTGCGTCGAAGTGGATTTACGGTGCAATCGCCCAAGGCACCGTGGAAGATCCGTGACAAGATTACGTCAGTTAATACAGCATTGATGGATGCGACGGGAGAGCGTCGTACAGTGATCCACCCACGATGTAAGAACTTGATCAAGTCACTGAGGACATTGACGTATGCGCCCGGTACGGGTTTGCCGAACAAGAATTTAGGTGTGGACCACGCCTTTGATGCTTTCGGATATTTAGTTTTACAACAGTTTAATTTGGCTAAGCCAGAGACGATGGGCGTCACTTCTTATCGGTTGTATTGAAGTGAAGCAACTGACAAGGATATTTTGTCCCGTTTGCGGTTCGGGAGAGACAAGGGTCGCGACTACATACACATCACAGGATGGAGATGTGGTTCGATTTCGCGTTTGTAACGAGTGTGGCGAGAAAATTAGGACGCTCCAGCCGCCCGAAGACCTTTTGTCTGACTCAGTAGTAATTAAATACTACCCTCGTTTCACTGAGAAGCACAGGAAGAAAAAAGTCATGCTTGAGGTTCGATCCGATTTTCCTTTAGAATGCAAAAAGTCAAACCCTGCAATGGGTGCTTCTGAGGTATGTAATGGCTAGCCCTAAGTCTAAAAAATCTTCAGCGATGAAACGCTGCGAAGGCTACATGAAAGCTGTTCGTAGCGGCAAAAAGAAAACTACTACTAAAAAGAAAAAATGACACCTAAAAAAAAGCGTGGGCTTTACGCAAACATCGCGGCAAAGCGTAAACGCATAAAAGCCGGTTCTGGCGAAAAAATGCGTAAGCCAGGCGCTAAAGGCGCTCCAACCGCAAAAGCTTTTAAGAAAGCTGCCAAAACTGCAAAAAAATCGAGCCGCAAAGCGGCAGGAAATAAAAAATAGTTGAAGTCTTGGTCGTAGCTTGTCGCGGTTAAGCGGTTAGACTGTTAGGCATAGAACCTTCCTATGTCTACCAATGGCTGTTATTCGAGGAGAAGAGGGCGCTGTTCAATTTAGTGCCTCTGGCGGTTCCAACGCAACCATCGTTGGTACTCGTAGCTGGACACTGAGCATCTCAAAAGAAACACTTGACACCACCAAGCAAGGCGACACCTTTCGTTCCAACGTTGGAAGCATGGTGTCCGGCTCTGGCACGGTTGAGCTTGTTTACGATCCAGATGCAACCGGACAGGCTGCTTTTGTTGAAGACGTAATCACAGCCGCTGATCCAGCAGACGCAACCTTTGAGTTGTTCACTAAAGGAACAGCAAGTGGTACTGATTCAGTGAGTTTCGCTGGCATTATTACCAGCATGGATATTGGATCTACTGCCGGTGATCTTGTTGTTGCAACCTGCAACTTCATCACTAGCGGAACAATCACCAGCAACCTTGAATAAAGGTTGATCTGATGGTCGAATATCGCGGCGAACGCTTCGCTGGCTACAACAAACCTAAACGCACTCCGAGCCACCCAACAAAATCCCATGCCGTTTTGGTAAAGGAAGGGGAAACGGTTCGACTGATCCGATTCGGACAACAGGGAGTCAGTGGCTCGCCAAAACGTCAAGGGGAGTCTGTAGCAGCAAAGCGCCGTCGTGAATCCTTTAAGGCTCGCCACGCAGCCAACATAAAGCGTGGCAAGCTTTCCCCTGCTTACTGGGCCAATCGCGTGAAATGGTGACATGACTTATTCCGTTCCTGGCTCGGTACGCACACATCTCGTCAGTTCTTCTTATCTCGGAAGCGTAGATAGCCCATTTGTTCGCACCAAAGCGGTGATTGATCAAATGAAGGGCTGGGAGATCATGACAGCCGTGACGAACGGCACCGAATATCTACGCGAAAACAGCGAAACCTTCCTTCCACTTGAGCCACGCGAGGATTACTCAGCTTATTTGGCGCGTGTCAATAGATCTGTATTTTCGCCCTATACGCAGCGCTTGATTCGAGCAGCTGCTGGGTTAATTCTTCGCAAGCCAATTAGCATCGAAGGCGACTCTTATTGGACTGAAATTTTCAACAAGAATGTTGATGGTTGTGGGTCGGATATTGATGAGTATGCTCGCCGTCAAGCTATTTGCGCTTTAACTTACGGTCATTGCCATACTTTAGTTGACTTTCCAGCACCTACAGACGCAAGAACTCTTGCTGAAGAGCGAGCATTAAATCGTAGGCCGTACTGGATTGAGGTTGAGCCAAAAAATATTTATGGGTGGCGATTAGATCGCGACTCAAATTATGGCAGCCTAACTCAAGTACGAATTGCAGAAAAAGCAGTTGTACCTGACGGCGATTTTGGTGAAAAAGTATATGATCAGGTTCGCGTTATCGAGCCAGGTCGTTACAGAGTTTATCGCCAAGATCAGCAAGAAAAGCAGCTTCAAGGCAGTGCTGCGTATCCTAATTCATACGACCAAACCACAACGGCTGGAGGCCAATACGAGATTGTTGAGCAAGGCTCCTATGGTCTAGAAGACATTCCTTTGATAACAGTTTATGCCAATAAAATTGAAACAATGTGCAGTCGTCCGCCACTCTTGGACATTGCATATCTAAACTTAGCCCATTTCCAGCGTCAAGCCGACCTAATTCATAGCTTACACATTGCAAGCCAACCAATGTTGGTTATGGAGGGGTGGGACGATCAGACAAAGGACATGGCTATTAGCGTTAATTACGCAATGGCAACACAACCTGGCAACAAAGTTTATTACGTCGAGCCAGCATCTAGTGCATTTGAAGCTCAATCAGCTGAGGTTCAGGAGTTGCAACAACAAATGAGCAGTTTAGGTATTAGCACTCTTAGTCAACAGAAGTATGTAGCAGAATCCGCTGATGCTCGTCGCTTGGATCGTATCGATACCAATTCGATGCTGGCAATGGTTTCAATGGATCTAGAGTCTGGCCTTCAGAAGTCCTACAACCTAGCTGCAAATTATCTAGGCATTGAGCCGCCTGAGGTCAAGATCAGTCGTGACTTTGATCTGCAACGCTTGATTGGTCAAGACATCACGGCAATGGGTCAACTCTTTGAGAACGAAGTTATTGACCGTGACGAGTTCCGTGAAATGCTGGTTCAAGGCGAGATTTTGCCTAAAGCGGCGGAATCAAGCGATGACGTTAAAGTAGGAGAGCAATAGCTTTCTAATCATGGCTGGACTTCGTTTTGAAGAGATTAACCCTCCAAAGAAAGAGGAGTGCCCGGTCCCTCCCGCAAAGAAAACAACTAAAAAAGCAAAGTCTAGTAAAGTAGAAGAGTCTACTAATTCTTGAAAATGGAAGAACAGGTCATCCAGGAGACGCCAGTGGCGGCTTCTGAGCAACCCGTGGTTGCTGTTGAAGACACTTCAGTCGTTGATACTTCTGCTGTGCAAGCTCAATATGAGCAACAGCTTGAGTCGCTAAAAACTCGCGCTCAGGAAGCCGAAGAAAAATTCCAAGGCGTAAAGAGCAAGCTTGACGACGTTTATAAAAAGCAAAAAGACGCTCGTCAAAAAACGCTAGAAGACCAAGGTCAGTGGAAAGACCTTTGGGAAGAAGCGAACCAAGCTGGTCAAGAGAAAGAGCAGCGCATTGCGGATCTGGAACGTCAGTTAGTTGATCTTCGGTCATCTAATGAAACTGCTGCAATGCAGACTTCTGCGTTAGCTGCGATTAGTCAAGCCGGAGCGGTAAATGCTGAGCAACTGCTTCAGTTGATGCAAGGCAGTTTGAAGAAATCCGAGTCTGGCAAGGTTGTTGTGCTGGATAGCGGCATCGAGCAAGACATCAATGTTTATCTTGCGAAGCTAAAGAACCCTGGTTCTGGCTGGGAGCATCAGTTCAAGCCAAGCAGCGCTTCTGGCATGGGAGCAAAGCCAAGCTTGAATACTGCTAATGCTGCGGGAATGACTAATCCATTTGATCCTGCAACTTTTAATTTAACTAAGGCGCTACAATTAAAGGAGACTGACCCTGAGCTTGCAGCCGTGCTGGAGCGAGAGGCAGGTAAATAGTCCCAGTGGGACACCAATTCAAGTCCGTGACTTGATCCCCGCAAACTTTATTCCTAAATAAGAAATGGCTGCTCCATTTCAGAATTACTCTGGCGGTGTCCTACTTGCGGACATCGTAAAGAGGAATAATCTCAGCACCTACGTGTCTGAGGCTATTAAAGAGCGCAGCTTGTTCATCAAGTCTGGCGCTGTTGTCCGTAACTCTCTGCTCGATTCACGTGCAGGCGGTACGCGCATTCAAGTTCCTGAGTTCAATCCTGTATCTCCAACTGAGGAGATCATGAACGGTACTGCTACTTGGGGAACTGGCGGAGCTGGTTACCTGACTCCACAGAAGATCGGCACCGGAACTCAAATTGCAAGCATCTGCCATCGCGGTTTTGCGTATGCCGTAGATGACGTTGCAGTTTTGGCTGCTGGTGAAGATCCCATGCTTCACATCCGCAACCAGTTGGCTGACGCCATCAACAAGCTGAACAGCGCCCGTCTGTTCTCACAGCTTGCTGGTTTGTTTGGCACGGCTCTTTCTGCCAATGCACTGGATAAAGCCGTTGCAGCCGCTTCTGGTGGTGCTGAAGCTAACTTCCTCAGTGCAGCAACAGTTGCTGAAGCTCGTTCCAAGCTGGGTGAGCGCGGCGAAGAGCTGGACACACTGATTGTCCATCCTTCTGTTGCTTACTACCTGTATCAGGTAGGAATGCTGACCTTCTCTACCTCTGCACTTTCTGCTTCTGGCGCGGTGACTTGGGGTGGTGGCGGTGTTGGCGTTGGTGCTCGCGACGTTGGTGAGTTCGCAGGAATGCGGGTCATCACCGACACCGCAGTGAACACCGTTGCTCCTGGCACTGGTGGTCATCAGCGTGAGTTCTATTGCTACCTGACCAAAGGCGGCACCATCCTTGAGGGCGTTCAGCAGGATCTTCGGATTGAAGCTGATCGCAACGTGCTTTCTAAGCAGGATGTGCTTTCAGTCGATTACCACTCCACCTATCACGTGATGGGCACGAAGTGGGATGACGCTGGTGATAATCCGACCAACGCCAACCTGGCAACCGCTAACAAGTGGGCTGCCACGTATGACGTTGATCTGATCCCTATGGTTCAACTGACTGTCAACAGTCCTTTGGATACAACAACGATCTGATCCTGATCGGAGTCAAGGCCCTACCATTAGGTGGGGCCACCCTTTTTCTTTTTGCTATGGCTGCCACAATCAACGCCACTCTCAGCAGCGCGTCAGCCAATAGCTACGTGACACTAGCTGAAGCAAACACATATTTTGAAACCGTTCCAGACAGCAGCACTTGGGACGACAAGACAGATGATCAAAAAAATCGATCCCTGATCTCTTCAACCCGTTGGATCGATAGTTTGAATTTTTATGGTGATCGTTGCGATACGAATCAAGCATTGAGCTGGCCACGCAACAATTATCACGTTGATCGTGTTGAGCTGACCTGTAGTGCCATTCCAGCAGACATTAAGTACGCTGCTTATGAGCTGGCGCGAGCTTTAGTCAATGACACGAACTCGATTACAGGGAATACCGGCGATACGGGGCTATTCGAGGAAGTCAAGCTCGGAGAACTCGAAGTCAAGTACAACACTTCTAGTCAAGCTACTGGAGTTGTCAACAACGTATTCGACGTTTACCCTTGGTTGCAGTCTTATCTTGGTGCTTATAGCCTTGGAGGTAGCGGTGGCTATCAAGTACGTGTGGTGAGGGGTTGAGATGGCTGGTCAACTCGATAGTCTTTTCAAGAGTGTTGCCAGTTCTGTTGTCAAAGAGCTTGGGGCATCTTTTGACGCAACTGTTACTTACATCCGAAAGGCAGACCCTACTTATGATGTAGCAACTGGTGCATTAACAACTTCTGATCAAATTTATTCAAACTTAAAAGTACCAATTGAGTTTATCGATTCACAAGAGCAGGATGGAAGAGAGGCCCGTAAAGCAAAACTTTATCTGACTCCAGATTTAATTGGCAATGTCCAGCCAACATTTGAAGACACAATTGTTTTGGAGTATGGAGAAGTTTCAACTCTTGCTGGAACGGATCGTCAGGTTCAGATTACAGATATTCGCACCTATAGGGGTGGTCAAGAGTATCTCTACATTGTGATGGTGCGGTTCTGATGGCTAAGAAGCGCGGTATTGGCAACATTTTGACTGACCTAGAGAGACAGATAAATAGTGACTACAACGATCTAATTGAGATAATTGTTGGCGATCTGCCTGGTGTTAGTCCTCAAGATACAGGATTCTTTGCGTCAAGCTGGAAGGCTTCAGCGCAAAGACCTCAGGCTAAGGATGACAAGCAAGATTTTGCACCGTGGTCGGGGTACAAGCGTGGATCAAGGAGGGCTAACGTAAAACCTCGCTACAAAGTGCCAACCTTTAACTATAAAAAGCAACCTACTGTTTACATAGGCAATACGGTTTTGTATGCAAATTCTGCGCTTGCTTCAAAGGACAGCGACATAATCGGGTATGTTCAAGGCGAGATGGGACGTTTAGTCAAGGAAACTTTTCGCGAAAAGAAAGCTGGAAGAATTTTTGCTCTTACTGGCCAGCAAGGTGTTTCTCCTGTTGGTTACACAAGATTTGGCGCAAATCCTCTTTAAGCTATGACACTCGTTAACGCTAGAGCTGCTTTTGAGAAAGCGGTAACCGATGCAGTCATTGCTGCTGATAGCACGGTAAAAATGATTTATGACAACGTTGCTTATACCACTCCTGGTAAGACCAAGAAATATATTTTGATGAGCATAAACTTTAATCGCTCAACGCTCCAGAACCAAGGCGCTGCTCAGGACTACTACTCCGGCGTGATCCAATGCAATATCTACGTTCCAAAGTCTGCTGGAACGTCTGTGTTGTCCGCAATTGGCGAGTCTGTTATTGACGGTCTGACCTCTGTAAACGCTTCTGGCTATACGGATACTTATAGCGTTGTCCCTAGAGTTTTAGACATTGTGGGGCCATCTGTTGTTGAGGCAGAGGATCGTTCTCACTTTATCGGGATTATCTCTTGTCAATTCACAGCAGTGGTGTAGTGTATTAGGACAAACGGTATTAGTTCATGCGTGCCACTGAGTTGCTTCGGAATAAGTTTGGCGTCAGCCAGCTTTATAAGCACGAAGTCAAGGACGGTGATGATGTGGTGCTTGAAGTGTATTGGCATCCATTGACGATTGCTGAGAGAGAGTCAATCCAGAAAAAGTCCGACAAGGACGATTCTGGTGATTTTGCTTTAGGCATGATGATCGAGAAGGCGTTAGACGTTGATGGCAAGCGTATGTTCCAAGATGGTGAGAAGGCTGCTCTTCGTCGTGACGTTGAAGCTGCAATCCTCCAAGACATCCAGCTAGCGATGTTGGCTTCTGGAGCGGAGAACAAAGTGGAGGAAGCGAAAGCGGATTTGAAAAGCAAGTAACGACTGGCTTTTTATCTTCTTTTT